AATTTATTTCAACCATCTAATTAATCCTAACCAAACGCACTAACACCCTCAGATAGAAGGTTGCTTCCTCCACGGAAGGCTGATGAAGTCTGAGCGAATCTGCCCTTCTGGCGTGCCAGGACGGCCTGTGCTCTACTCTCATCCGCACGGAAATCGGCGTTGGCTTCGGCCAACCTAGCATTGAACTCTGTCTCCTCTGACAGACCTGTTTGGGCGAGCAGGTTGGACCCAGTGGAAGCATCGCCCGAAATAAGCGCCCTTTGGGTGCCTGCCAACGACTTCCCCTTCTCGCGGACGCGCCTAGCGTTCAACGCCCCGATCTCAGCTTCTCGTTGGGCTTGCCGCGCAAACAGTGCGGCCTGATTATTACCCGCTTGGGCGGCAGCGTTTCCCTGCTGAAGTTTACCAAGAAACCCTACCCCAGTGGACACAACTTTTCCTACTGTAGCTATGGTGCTAATAGTAGCCGCGCTTAATCCTAATGAACCCGCCATATTACTCTCCTGTAATCAAAATGTCGTTAGCACTCCCATCGTGCGAAGACATCAATAGATCTGCTTCATCCGTAAACTGCGCTTCGGCCTCAGCCAAGGTTCCCACATCAGTCGGAAACAGCATAGTTAAATACGCATCGCTGCGCGAGACGATGACAACCTTCCTACCCGCACTGGCTGGGAGTACATTATACCCCGAAAGCTCCAGGGGGTTATCCTCCCCGACAAATATAGCCACATCCCCTTGAACAATCAGGGTGGTGGGGATCTTTATTAAAGCACTGGTCATCACAAAACCCGCTGCCATCCATATTGTCCTAACATAAGTTCCGCCGTGCAGTATATGATTAGTATGAACAGTACCTTGTGGGCGCTTAATAAGCTCATCGTGAAAGCGATTAACCTTATCGATGGCGGTATTAGACATCGCGGGTATGGATGAGGTCTCCACTACCGATAAATTATTCATGGTCTGCTGGCCTCCGTGCCTCATAATAAACCTCGCCGTTTTCTTCTTCACTGACAGGGTGCATACCCACAAAGTCCAACCATCTCTTTATGTAATCAGGGTGGCGTCCACGGGTGCAAACCACTGGGTACATCGTTAACACATAATCCAGACCCTTCCTCGCCGCATGAGTAATCGCCATCGGGTGCTTTTTACCCAGCGGCGTTATTGTCGCAGCGATAAACGGATAAGGGAGCTCTGGGCTCCTATCCCGGAGCCCCGCCATGCCTAAAACCTCACCATCATCCATAAGGGTCATCGCCTCGCCTTCTAACCCCGCAAAGTATTCCTTGGCTGGGCTACCCTCATCCGCATGAAGAAGATGCTCTTCTTCGTACAGGACTATCTCTATCATCAGGATGTCTCCAGCTCAGGAACGACACCCAGCACAGTCGCTGGCGCTGGTGCCGTACTCTTCAAGATAAGTCTTAGGTCAACATCGTAACCAGCCTCGATCCCCAGTTGGACCTCTCCCGTAAAAAAGGGAACAGGATCCCCATCTACCTGGGTGGCAGGTCTCAGATCTAATTCAGTGAATGCGTTCTCCCCATCGATGTCCTGAGTGGCAGAAGAGATCGATCCCTCTGCTGTATCCAGCAAGATAAGATAGATGTCCGCAATGTTCTTTGGGCTACCCACGGCTGTCCCACTCTCCTTGGCGAAGGCAAGTTTAAGACTTTTAAACCTCTTCTCATATTCCAGTCCTGCATGAACAACAGAAGCCGCCTCATCGAGGGTGATGGATCCAGAGGACACTGTCTTGTCTGTCTGGATGGCACCATCAGCGAATACCTTAACCGTCTCCCCTTCCAAGTGATCCAAACCTGATACAGATGATACCAGCACCCGCATCTCGCCTCCCGCTGAGTACGCTGTGAACGCTGTGCTGGACGTAGCCAAGTGAGCCGCGCCCCCAGTGGTGTATGTGGTGAACGATGTGCTGTTGACACCAATTGTAAAGTTATTAGCATCAACCACCGTGATCGTGTATCCGTTACCATTCAGCTCAACCATCCCCCCCACACCGAAGAAGGCAATCTCGTCCCCTGTCGTAAATCCGTGGGCTGTAGATTGAACCGATCCTGGGTTGGCTCTTGTGACTGCGGTAACTGATGAGCCGTCCTGAGAGAAGAGTTCGACAGCGGAGGTAGTGACCTCCCCGATCTTGTACACATTCCCGTTCAGCTCCGTCATCCCTTTGACCCGGACAAACCTGACCAGATCCCCATCGGAGGCTGTGTTGGCTACAGTGACCACAGCGGGAGCCGCAGAGGTGACACCTGTAACAGTTAAGGCGACATCCCTGGTTAGGCCGCTATCCACATAGAACGCTTCCTCTTGAAGATCATCCGTGGAGTTATACACTTTCTCCAAGCACTCTATATACCTGACCGTGGATCCGTTGATCTCTCGCTTCACGGAGACCCAAACCTCAAACCGTTCACTGCTGTCTTTAAATTGCCCGGTGCCGTTCTGCCCTGGGATGGATGTTATACTCTCCACCACAGCTTCCCCGCCCTGAAAGGAGCCACCTATGATCTGTCTGGCCCAGCCTACCACATTTTGGTCTGGCTGATATGTCAGGGTAGGCATCTGCCCATCTGCACGGACGCACCAGATAATACTGTCTGGCTCTTGTTGAAACGTAAGCTGACTAACCCCACCTCCCAAGACGGTGTCGTTCAGCAACGTCAGGTCGAAGCTGTCGTAGCCCTGGACACCGCTGTCCTGTAGGACATCGGCAAACTCCAGGATCTTGCGCTTCTGAGCCTGAACATAAAGTAGTCGAGATCTCACATCTAAAGGTGGGACCACTGCCACGCCACCGGAGACCTCGAAGTCTGCGGATATGTCTGTGGGTGTCAGTACAGCTTTATTATCTGAGCGTAGTGTCCAGTTGCCGCCCTGTGTCCCTATAACTGGTTTCTTCCGTGAGGCCATCCAGCGGACTGTGTTGACCTGCAACGCCGCGAAGCGATAGTTGATCCCGTCATCATCCTGCTGATCCCCGGCATCGTCCGTTGGTGCATGGTTCTCAATGTCGGCACTCTTGGATAACCAGAATTTTTGTGGTTGGCTTTTGGTCGCCGCAAACCCCAGGCGCTGCTGAATAAAACCTGTGACGGCAGGCCAACCGTCCGTGTCGTTCCATTCTCCAAGCTGCCACTCTTTTGTGGCGGTGGTGGCGGAGGCATCGTTTCCCAAAATGTCCACCACTACGATTGTTGTGGATGTGATAGATATAATCTGGAACCATGTCCAGTTATCTGCGGGGTCTCTCCACCTGACAGTCCGTCCCACGTCCGTGGCTCTCCACCCCACATCATCATTAATACCCAGGATGGCGCTGGCCGTCAGGTTCTTACCTCTACCTGTTGCTGCGCTTAGAGTTAATGTGGTGGTGGTGGTGTTCTGATCCAAGAAAGGGCCATTCTGAAATAAGACCTGCTCCAGAGACCAAGTGCTGTGGTCGTAACGCTCCAGTCGGTATGGTCGGATCGTCAAACCAGAGGCGAAGTAAATAACGTCAGCGGACTGAGCAAACCCCAGCTCATCGAGTAGGGTAGCTTCCCAGGGCGTGGTGAGCGTCAGATCCTCATTGTCCAACATAGCCACATCGTCAAGGGAAACGGTACTATTCAATGTAGTGTTCTCAAACGATACATGAAATGTGGTGGCTGTTGGTGTAAACTGAACCACATGCCAGCCGACATGTTTCTTGGCTGCGGTGTAGTAATCCTGGCTGGCTCCGCCAGCGGCTGACCCCACCCGGACGCTCAGATAATTTCCTGGGTCCCCGACAACCTTGAATCTGATGACGTGTTCGATGCCTGAGGTACAGGTAACCGCTTGAGTGGCGGCTCCCTGATTACCTGAAGTGGTGGACACAATGTTCATATTATCGTTAGTGGAGTCGTGGGCGATAGACCCAGATCCTATACTGTCATCTGTCCAGCCTGTGATGTTTGAACCAAATTCGCCATTGGTGATCGCGGCAACAGTGTTAGGCACCGTGATCTGAGCTTGGTCCTTGAAAAATGACATAGACCTCTCACCCATCTCCAGAACATAAGCCTGCTCCGTGGAGTAGACGAATGGTATCAGGTGGCTTTTCACACTAGATGATTTTCCGTCAGCGATATACCTGAACCCTGGTCTGTAGGTATAGCCTCCTTGAGGCAACGGCAGGATGTTTTGGCTGATGGCACTGGCGTTTGCATACTTGTCGAACTGGACACGGGTTGCCATCCGTGGCCCAAACTCGCCAGCATTAAAACTCTCTTTAAGGACTGATACCTGTCTTGCCATTTAGTCTGTACTCAATCGTAAATAGTCTCCGCGCCCACCCGTCCTGACCCCTACCCAAGGGCTCTCAGGTAACTGATCAGGGAAGTCTTGTAAGCTGTCGGCGCTCTTCGCTGTCGGGAGATCTTGATCGATGAACTGTTCATACATCTCCTTGCTGCGGGAGGCTGATTGAGACAGCGCCACCGCCAGCCGGGAGGCAAGTATCTTAGACAGTGCCGATCTGAATAGAGGCGTCATCAGGTTAGGGTCTGTGATCTGTGCGACATATCGGAGGTACATCTGTGTGGCGTCAGAGTTTACCTGATTGGCCTCTAGCTTATAAGGAACCCCGCTGTACCCGTTGGTGTTGTCGTGTACAGATACCATCCGCATCATATCTGCCGGGAACTCATAGGCATACTTGAACTCATACGCTGGTGCTGTGGATAGACGGGACATCTGCATACGCTTAATAGCGAAGTTCCAGTTGTGCATCGAGAGTACACTATCCCTTAACTCTTCATATATGACCTCACAGGCATTCGCCTCTTTAGTGCCTTGAGTCAGGGATGTTATCGTCTTTGAGTGCTTAATGAGTTGTAACGCTGCGTTACATATTAATACCTCTGATGCCATTTTTTATCTCCTGTGCCATTACGCTACTGCCTTAGACGGCTCCAAGGCTTTCTTCTTCTTCGTATTCTTGGCGCGAGAACTTCCGCTGCTGCGCCAGTCTTCGATCTGGTTGATGACCGTATCAGTGCTGTCGCTGGTATAAACCTCGAAGATTGCTTTGCTCCAGGATCCGTCCTTGTGCAGCACAGCAATACGGATCTCATCTCCTGGCATCAAATAACGCTGCGATAAATTATGGAAGTAATTCTTTTCCTCGATGTTCTTCCGGGAGTGCTGCTCAGTCGTATATTGAAACACACTACCCCATTTTAAACGTAAACGGTACTCAATGTCTTCAGGTCTCGCCCTTAGCATTTGATGGTCCTCACTGGGTTGTTGTTACGGATGCTGGGGATAATACATAAAAAGGGGTGCGCTGTCATCTTTTCTGATAAGTGGTGCTCTCGATGTAACTTAGAGAGTAAAAATTTTCATTGTTGATGAAACAAGAAAAGCGGCACCCCATTTCCAGGGTGCCGCTTTTTTCGCATACAGTGGAGTAGTACCGTGTACTCCACTTATATACGTTAATCGGCGTCGCCAATCGTAGTGGCGTTGAGTGGGTTACTAAGATCCACAATACCAGCCGCTGATACAGAGACCACGATGTGGTTCTCCACGTCTGCGATTGTCCCAGAGCGAATAGCGGTAGCCCAAACAACAATATCAATGGTATCCCCAACCGCTAGGTTGAGGGTTTCATCTGAATTGTTAAAGTAGCCTGCGGTATCCACAGTAACGGCGGTGTCCATAGTGTCGTAACGGTAGTCACCAAAACCGTTGTGAGACCCTCTAAGGGTCAGGTAAGCGCTGTCTACAGCCATAATATTAGTCCTTTCCCGTTAAGAGGTTGCAATGGCAACGGTGTCATCAAGTTGACCTTGAATAACTCCACTGTCATCGATCATGCAGGCTTCGCCAGACATCATGTGGTTCACAAAGTGAGCCGCACGGGTGCCTTGCCAAGTAATATCAGCAGCAACCGATTGGTTACTAGCAATATTCCCTGCGTGTTTACCAGTAGCGTGGCCGATAGCTGATTTATGCCAAACAAAGCATTCAGCAGAGCCAGTACCTTTACCCGGTAAGCTAGGATGCATACACCATTTGATTCCCATCCAGTCTTTCCACTTCTGGTGACCAGGGGAACCCGTTGTAAGGGGAAGACCCGTGCCTCCGACATAGTCGGCAGAAGAGAAACTTTCAACGGTATTCATTTGCATGAACATGCGCGGAGTGAGCGCACCGTATCGTTGACCATCGTTAGGAACAGAGTTGCTGTCGAGCGCTTCGATCCAGAGCAGAACCGTACCCAAGATAGCGGCATACGAAGTCGTTGTCAGTGTGATCGTAGACTGCGTGGTTGTGCTAAGTTCAGTAGTGATCTGATCGTCAACCTTGCGGCCAAGTGCGAAAGCACCAGACTTTGCGTAGGCCATACGAGCGTCGATATTGGTCTTTGCCTCATCAAGCAAATCTACAAAATCGCCAGCATAGAAATCGACAATCGTGCAAGACGGTTGCGTATGCGTGGCATTCATAGGAGTTATTTCGCCGTGGCGAGACTTGGTCGTTGCCGTGCCTGTTCCTAGCTTCTCGAAATAGGCCGTGCTGCCAATGATGTTGTCTTTGGTGAACACTCCGGTTCGTAGCATTGAACCCTCGCGTTGGAACACCAAATGCACATCGGCATTGTAATCGCTGACAAATGCAGCGGTGATAGATGTTGACATGGTTTGTCCTCACATTAAAAGTTTCAGGATCAAACCTCCGTTGGGGTAGCCAGTAAGTTCAGGGATTAGCGGGGTGCCTGTTAAGGGCCGCTGCGCCTGATGATCTAGCGCCTTCAGGGTTTATTTTGGGGACACCGCGCCATCAAAAGATGGGGTGGCGGTGTCCCGTTAATATTTTCTATACACCAACTGATTTTGTTTGTCTAGTGGTTAGCCTTGATTGATGGGCCTGTCTCCGTGCAGCCTAACTGAGAGTTTACGCCGCTCAGCGTCCAACCTGTCGGCCTTCATCTTGTCGCCTGCGTTGTACGCATCGTTGATTTGACCGCCCAGCTCATCGTATCTGGACTTCATATCCACGCCAGCTTCGCTGTTTACAAAACCCGCCTGGACCCCACCCTCACTGTTCTGCCTACCATAGGTGGACATCATCTCAGCGAAATACGGAGAGGACCCCACCAGAGATCCATCCTTCAACTCAAGCTGTGCCAGATCAGGGTGAAGTCTTGCTGCCTCCTTGGCATGGCCTATGTTGGCTTCATAATTAGTGTCCCACTTTTTTCGGAGGGCGGATTCAGCCTGCGCCATGTTCTCTTTATCGCGGCCAGCCATCTGCGTGTCACCATCCAACGCCATCTGCCAATAACCTTCGAGAACACTATCAACCACTTTCTTACTCGCCCCAGCGTCATGCATCCGGGTAACCATAGCGGTCAACGGTGTCTGCACCTGCTCTGACTCCCACATAGGTTCAGGCACATGCTCAGGTCGAGCCACCTTGTAACCGTCTATGGTGTCGGGGATACCAATCTGCTTCCGGTATGCTGAGACAGTAGCTTCATCAGCATCCTCGCCTGGGATCTTTAATCTTGTGCTGAGCTCTGAGTTGGCGCTGCGTAATGCCTTCGCCATGTCCTCTTCGCTGTTGTATCGCTGAGCCTGCTTACGGACATCTTCATCACCGTAGCCATCACTAAAGTGAGATCCCTGCCTGGGCTCTGCGGACTCGCCGCCTGCTTCTGCTGGAGCTGATGCTCCTTCAGTTCCTGTCGGGGTAGCCTCAGCGCCAGCGTCTCCTGCTGGGGTAGCTTCAGCGCCTTCAGTTCCTTCTGCCATTGTACTTACTTCCTTTTCATTGTCTTGCTTTTGGGTGTGGATTTCTTGCCCCCAGGTTTCTTACTGTTGGGGCTACTACTACTTGGCTTCTTATATCCTTGGCCTTTTGGCATCTTCAATCTCCTCGCTTGTTGGTGGGGTTACTAAATCTGCGTACATCGCCGCTTTGATCTGCCCTGCAATTTCTTGCTTACCCGCCCACCGTTGCAAGGCATCATTGTCTGTCGGCGGGGGTTCGTACTCGCCGCACCACGTCAGCAGCATAAACAAAACCCGATTACCCAGGGCTGGGTTGGTGCGAATAAATAAGGATCTGAAATCTCCAATGACATCCCGGCCATCGTGATCTCTACCGTATACGGAATGGATCAGTTGGCTATGGAAGTCATTGAGGTCTGGATTGAGTTTAGGCTTGCGCCAAAATCTCCAGTTCACTGTGGGGGCTCTCCCTCCTGATCCAGACCACCACCACCGCCACCACCACCGCCATCCACGCTACCCAAAACTTCCGGTGGTAGACTGCCAGCCATGTCGGTGACCTGCTTAACCTGATCAAGTTGTTGTTGCCTAGCCATCTCTTGATCTTCTTGTGCTTGTAGCTGCTCAACCTGCTCATCATCCAAGGTGAGCTCGACGGGGAAGTCCCCGCTCTTCGCCAGGAACTTTCCGATCTCATCCCAGTTGAAGCGCTTCATAATCTGTGGCTGCACTTGTCCGATAGCCATGACCTTGTTGACGCCTTCCATGACGGTGGCCTCTTCGATCTGAGCCTTGGCCTTCTCTATAGGTGATGCGAACCTGAAGTTGATGCCCTGATCCTGAATAGCTTCGGGGATCTGGCTATCATCACCAAAGGAGCCCTTACGAAGCATCATGTTGAATGTCCGCTCGACAATGGGACCAGTATAATCACTTTCCATACGTCCAAACACTGCACCTATCTCTCTGACAAACTCTTCGCGTCTTTGGATCACCTCCGTAGCCGTCATCTGAGGGGCGCTGACTGGTAGGTTCAACACGTTGCGATAAAATAATGCGTGGATCTGTTCGCGTGCAGCCGTCTGGGCATTCAGCCCCCAAGGGATCTGGGCTCGACTGTCCATCTGCTTAAAGGGATCTGAGATCCCCAGGTTACGCACTGCCTTGGCATCGTAATAACTGACACCACCTTGCTGCATCTGGGGAGCGTTCACGAAGCTATCCGCTGGAAGGAGCCACGGTGGATCCACTGCTCTGCCCAATCCACGGAGCATTGTCTTGCCCATTTGGTTAAGGGTGAGAACGTCCGGGAGTGCCAAGACACCTGGACCTCTGCCATAAATTTCGCCACTGCGGGTGTCCCACCTAGGGATAAAGAATGGAAAATCCTCGAAGCCTTCTTCTAGTACAAGGTGCTCACTATCGACATCGACAACGTAGCTGCCAAATGGCATGTCAGCGTTGCCTTTGAAGCGGGGATCATATTTGTGTCGAGGCTTAACGCACCAATAGAAGTCGAACTTCTTCGATGATCCTGCGTCCCCCAGTCGGGTTAGCTCTTCCTGGGTCTTATCTCCCAGGTTATCTATACCCCAGCGATCAGCGGCCTGAGCTGCTGTCAACTTCTCAATCACATATACTGCGTTGATGTTGTTTTGGCTGTCTGTCTCGCAGTAAATGTTCTTCATGTGGAAGGAGCGATAGAATGGACCGCTTTGGTCCTCCCTTGTTCCAACGAAACCAGCCCCGGTCCCGAAGCTGACAATGTCATCATCGATCTCGCCAGTGGCCTCAATGAACTTGGCCTTCGGGTTATATAGAGCTTTCCATAGCTTGTCCTCTGCGAACTCTATCCAGGCCTTTACCTCGCTATCATCTAACAGCTCCTCATCCTCTGGGACAATGTCATACCACTTGCCGGGTGCAGCAGACTTTGGCCGCAGCATCGATCCAAGCGCGTTAACCAGACCTCGCTTAGCCGTGACAGGCTGAGTGTCGAAGATCTTATCGGTCCTGCGATTGTCTGGTACTGATCCAGTGGTGAACCCAATACGCTCAGGGGAGATGACTTCGGCCACCTCCTCCCACAGCTCATTAAGCTGAGCACGCTCACCCACGATCCGCTGGGTAGTTGCAATTATAACAGGGACCAGTTCTTTATCCATCGCCGTCCCCTAACCTCTTGCGAGTTACCTCTGGATCGCTGTCGCCCACATCGGTGCTGGCTGTCAGGTTGGTGGACAACAGACCCTTGCGCTGTTGTGCAGCGATCCGGGTAGCATCCGCTTTGCGTTTAACTTCAGCGTCACTCTCTGTGGGCAGTGGTGTTGATGCAGGTACTACACCGCCGCCGCCTCCGCCCCCACCGAATAGCCCACCTCCAGGAAATAAAAATCTAGGCATGTAGCTCTGTCCCTCTAACCTAACTTGGTTGCGCCCTCGTTCAGCTCGTCTTCATCGTCCTGAACTAGGGCTGCACGGTTGACGGGTTGTTCCTCTGTCTTGGTGGGGTCAGCCGCTTTTGCTGGTGTGGGAGTAGATGCGATCTGCTGCTGTCCTCCACCACCTCCACCAAAGAGCCCACCGCCTGGGAGTACGAATCTCATATGATGTCTCCTTTAACCTAACTTGCTGTTGTCTGTTTCAGTGTTGTCCAGCCCAGTCTCAAGCAAAGCCTTACGGCTGACAGGCTGTTCTCTCGTCTTGGTTGTTGTGTCATCTGGGGTAGGGGCTGTTGGAACAGTCGCTGGTGTCCCGCCACCTGATGGACCACCGCCTGGAAATACAAATCTAATCATGCTCAATATCCTTATCCGAAACCCGGAGACAGAAGTTTAATCATTAGACACCATCACCTAAGTTTGCGCCTGCCCCTGAGCCAATGTTATCCTCATCATTCACCAATGCGGCGCGTTTAACTTCTGGCGCTGCTGCCTTAGCAGGCTCTGCTGCTGGGGTGGGTGGTAGTGGTAGAGCGGCGGGTTTACCACCACCGCCGCCGCCGAAACCTGGAAATAAGAATTTAATCATCCTTTAAGCCTCTTGTATAGTTGGTATGGTGTCACGCACCACATTGCTCTTATACCAAACATCGCTTTGACTAAACCAACACAGTTAGTGTTCATCAGCGGTAACCATAAACCTTCGCCGCCAGAGACCTCTAACACAGTCCATCCCTTTTTGACATAAAATTCTTTCAACGGGTAATCGGATCCAGACACCACCTCCATCTCAGCGTTGCCCATCATACTGTCGAACCGCATCATGTACTTGCCGTCATTGAACACCCCGAAGCAGTGATTGAACCCAGGCTCCAGCCATCGGTTAAGGATGTGCTCACCGTGATGGTTGAATATAACGAGATGCTTACCCGCAGCGAAGTCTGGCGTATGCTTCTCCTCACTCATGTCAGCCGCCTCTCATTGTCACCTGATCGCAGGCTCTTGACCGCAGTCTCCGGGCCAACCTCATCGATGACCTTGTCCAGTTGTTCGTTGGTTAGTGGTGCTGTCCCTGGCGGCTGTCCACCCAGGTATGCTTCCTGTGTAATCGCCCTGAGTTGGGTCAGATCCTCCTCATCCACATCCTGAGTGAAGCCAACGTCTCCGCTCATCAGTGTGTTGAGTACCTTGATCACAGTCGCGGTGCCGATCATTAATGTTGGTGTCCCTTTATATTCGGGAGGCGGAGCAGGAACTCTCTCCTCTCCGTATGTCAGGATCTCAAAGTCAACTGTCCCCACCCTGAGATCGTGCTGATCCTCCGTCAAGATAAATGCTTTGTAGATCGCCTTCTCTGCGTTAGCCGCTTCCCCAGGTTTGTCGGCGTTGTACCAGACCGACAACTCCAGGTCATCGCCCAGCCTGTTCTGTGTGCTCTTCATAGTGACCCCCTCGAATCGCCATAGTCTGGCTCTGGTGTGTGCAGCACAGTCTTGACACCTTTTGTAGAACCATGCAGAGCCATCTCGCTACAGTTCCATGAGTACACCAAAGCTGATCCACGGTCAGGTGATCTACCTAACCGCTTCATCATGTCCTTGGTGCTCTCGACATAGATCTTCGGAGGCGTCCCAGGTCTGACCTCATACGTTGGTGTTGTCAGGTCGGCCATCAACGCTGGGTCTGGTGGCAGCGCGAGATCATAACCGTAATCAGGATCCAAAGCCTCGCGGAGCATCCACCACATCTCACTGCGTCGAGTAGCGAAGCCGAACGCTCCGTCTCTCGTATGACCGTTGGCCTTCTCTGCTCCGTTCATCGCCTCGAATGGTAGGTTCGCATTAGCCAGTGATGTCTCAGCGTCTGCTCCCACTCCAATGTTATCGACACCAATCATCGCTCCGTCTCTCAGCATCCCCGCACACAGTGCTGCTATAGATGGACCGTCAGGCGTCTCGCGTCCTGGCACGATCACTTGAGGCTCGAAGTAGCCGCCGTACCTTGGAGACAACACCGTGTCATCTCTTCCACCTCTCGCCACGTCCACGCCCAGAGCTGTCATCGCCGTCAACGGCTTCGGCGTGTTTCGCCATCGCTCATTCGCTTGGACCACCCAGCCTTGAGGGATCACCTGGAACGCATCGTCCTCACGCGCAGCCATGAAGTTGCCGTCCCTGATTGCGGATCGCAGCGGCTCAGGCATAGCATCTAGCGTGGCTTGGTAACCTGTGTCGATGAGGAATGGATTGTCGGAGAGTGCAGCCGGGATGAATGTCCTCGACTTAGGAATATACTTTACGTTGTCAAACTCTTTTATATCATTGCCGTCCTTCACCTCCATGTCGCGGCCATCAGGATCTGTGATGTACCACCGGAGCTCACCGTGTGCGGCTGGTGATGTGTGCGTGATGTCTAGCCAGGGCCTGAACATGCCAATGATCCACTCACCCTCTGGACCGATTGGTGGATTAGATGCCAAGACTGTTCGGCTGCGTTGTGTGATCTCGCCACCCAGCACTTGATCAGCAGCACGGTTCCAGCCCATCAGGAAGCGGACCACCACCTCCAAGAACTGACACGCCTCATCGAAGCCAATCAAATCATGCGGGTTGCCCTGCCATGTCTCTGCGGCGTCCAAGCTGTTGGCTGCACCGAAGTCAATCACCCTGTCCCCAAATCTAAATTGTGGGGGCGGTGACTTGTTCAGTCCAGTGGTGGTGCCTGCTATGTTGGTGAACCGCTCGATGATGGCGGACAGATCCGTGTACTGTGGTCGTAAGATAAGAGATCGCTGATGTTGTCCAAGGGCTAAACCTGCTAACAGATCAGTCTTGCCGCCGCCTCCTTGTCCTCCGTATAGCAAAAGGTCCGCTTTGGATATGAGTGCCTCATGCTGGGGTCCAGGGTTGGCGATCCACACTTCATCTTTGAATGTCTCGACGGCGAAAGCCTCTGCGGCTGCATACGCTTCTGGATCCATGCTATCCAGCTTCGCAAGCATCTCATCAAGATGACCCATCCGCTACTCCAGACAATATGATGTTTGACATTCGACGTGCGAGTTCAATTTTAGTTAACTTAACTGTGTTGTTAACCTGAATATTAGTCACATCACCCTGCTTCTCCGGGTACAGCCCTGAGATCTGACCAATCTCTTTGAACGATGAGACCATGCCACCAGCATTAGATGTATCCTCTGCAACAACAGCCGCAGATCTGAAACCTGTCACACACTCCTCAAGCGAACCCGCAACAAATACCTCAGTTACAGCTCTGAGCTCGTCCAGCCTTGCGGCAATTGTAGGGTTAGCCATAGTTTTAGATGCTTGGCTGTAAATAGTAGCCTGCTTCATCCCTTTAGTTTCATAAGCGATAACGTAGGCTGCGGTCACATCAGGGACATCAGGATCCATAACGGCGAGACAGAACCGCTCTTGTTTTGGAGTTGGTTTCTTTGTTGTGACGTGGGCTGCATCTTCAGGATTATATTTGGAGGTGCGTCCGCCGCGCTTCAATTCATTGGTTAGATTTTCGAGCCCGATCTTCTCGATCATCACAGCTTCAGCGTCGAGAGCTTCAATCTCATCTGTGTAATATTTTACAATGGTGATAGTGGCGTTGTGTCCATCCGCTTTGATATCTTCGATGCGTTTGAACTTATCACTGGTCTTGGCACCCTGGATTGCTTTGGGGATTGTGGTGAAATGTTTCACCATCCGATCACCTGTCCCCTTGCCAATGTAAAATGGTTTGAGGTCTCTTGGATCCATCAATGCATAAACGTAGTGGTGCTTTCGCTTTGCCATTTATCTTTCAGTCTGTTGGCCTCAGCCCCCTGCCTCTGGGGGAATCATCATTGATGCCTGCTGGGTAGCAGAGCAAGAGGCTGAGGTTCTGTTGACACTAGTTGGGTTATTTTGAGTTGTCAATGTAGGTTGTCAATCCACCAGCGTGCGATTAGTGCGGCCTCAGCGATCCCGTCATTTGCCAGGATGCTCCAGTCATGGGTGTCACCAAACATTATTTTGACTGCGTCCAGGCTCTCCCGCTTGTTGCTGGATAAGTGGAAATGTTTCTTCCACTTCTGCGCCGTTACCCACTCACAGTGCTCAGCCACCATCGTTGTCATAATCTCAATGGCTCCCGTGGATCTACCAAATGAGAACGTGGCAACTGATGACTGACCAGGGCGTCCTGACTGCTGCTCGATGACGCCCACATCAATCTGGATTCCATCACAAAACTGCAACACACCGTTCCCCGACACCAACGTCTTACCTCTGAGCTTATAGGTTGGCATCCTAATCCCACGCACCAGCTTCATCGATGTCGAATTAATAATCGCCATCCCCCCTTTTGCGCCGGGGTCAATCCCTAAGACATTCATTTCTTCAGTACCTCCGATATTTTAGTTAGCGTTGGCTCCCATATTTTATCAATGCGCTGAGCAAGATATTTTGCAGCATCATCCTGCCGCTTCAACACTTCAGTCGCCGTCATAATTTTATTCTCCGTTTCCATTTTTAATTCCTCCAGGTTGGGGTGGTAATATTGTCTCGCTCAAGTGTCGAGACATATATACCCCCTTTAGGGGGTATACGAGCGAGTGAGCGAATGAGTTAGTTCGTTGATTTATAAGGGTTATTCCCAACTCATTCAACTCATTCAGCAAAATGGCCTGAGCGAGTGAGCGAGTGACTATTTCCCTTTGATAACAACGCACTAACTCACTCACCATATCTACTCACTCACTTCATCAGTGTCTGATTGAGCGAGTTGGATGACAAAAGTCCACCTCCCTTTTGTCGGCTTATGCTCATTAAACACTAGCTGTACATCATGCCCATCAATCACGATGGGATCCTCTAAGAGTACATAGAGTGCATCGATGCTCCGGGCCTGTAATTTATCAGATGGGTAGGACCAGTGTTGGTGTCCCTTCATTTTCTTATGGGCCTGCTGGGGAGCGTAGGATCCTGGCCCCATCGTATTATAGAGAGCCCTGGCAATCTCATCAGCAGCCACCACATCCACGGCAGCATCGATGAGGCAGTTGTTAGCCTCATGCTCCTCAGCTAGGCGGCAGACGCCTATCTGCCACCCTTCTCCTGGCTCCATGTCCTGGCCTACAAGTTCATATATGACAGGGTCGAGGGGTTTCCCTTCCCGTATCTTCCCCGTATCAAGAACGATCCATCTACTGAGCTGCTGATCGATGTAATTCTCCTTCCAGGCTTTCCGGTTGTCCTTACCTTTGGGCATCCAATGGCTAAGCGTATAGCCGCAATCAAGAGCGGAATAGATAGCCCCTGATCCCCGCCAAGCTCCACTGTCTCCTCTGTACCAGTCCATGTCTGCACTCCTATCCTTGGGTGTGTGGTGAACGTGAATGACGGCAGCTCCCGTCAACGAGGCGATCAGAATAAAAGCCTTAGTAAGAACCGCCGCACTGGTCGCGGAGTTCTCATCCATAAGATCAGAGAGAGTAACATACGGGTCAAAATAAATAACGGCAGCTTGGATACGCCGTGCTTCGGCAACCAGTAGTGCCACGTTATCCTCATCGATCTCAGGGTTTCCACTCTCGTTAACGGCGACGAGGCGGAGCATACCAGCGTCCTTTCCCCTGACGCTAATATCTCTAGATTGTTTAAGTCCATGCTGTAAGACTGTGGCTTTGATCCGTCTCTTGATGTCATCAACCCTCTCCTCATTTGCCAGCCAAAGAGATGAGAATGGTGGAGCACCCGGCAACCCTAGGAGTGGGAGATCACCGGATGCCCCCAGTACCGCAAAGGCTGCTAGAAATCGCGTTTTTCCAACATTGCTAGTGCCACCTATGGATACTGTTCCTTGTTTAGGTATCACATGTGGCACCACCCATTCAATGGGCGGCAGGGTCTCATCCCTCAAACTCTTGGCTGACATCGTCTCGAAGTGGGGCTGTAATTCCAGATCGAGCTCAGCCTCTAACTGTGCATTTAGAGCCGCAACACGCTCCTCTATGTCTTCAGGAGTTGTCTCGCGTTGCGGCCCTATGGGGCGGGATCCTGCGGCAATCATCTTTTGTGTATCAACAAAAGATTTAGTCTCTGCCAAGAGCTTGGCTGCTTCTGGATCCATCTCCGGTCTATCGTGCTTCTCGTTTGCACTCTCCACCAGATCCCCGATCTTATCGTATCTGTCCTTCCAATCCTCATGCCTGGGGTGTCCAGGTTGTGCAGCTACACTGGTCTTCATAATGTCACGGAGGACGGTCACCTGTTGATATGTGTCGAGGAAATCCTTGGCCCCCATACCCTTAATAGGTAGGCGATACGATAGCGTCCGAAGCGCCGGGTACAAATCATCAGCGGACTGGATGGCATCGATCAGCTCTTCGTCTGTCGATGTGTTAAAGGTGCCAGTCGCTTGGGTGGTTGACCCGGTTCCGCCCTTCACCTGCATGGCTTCCTTGAGCAGATCCATCGGGAAGCTCCTTGGTTTCAATTTATTGAGCGCGGTGTAACCCTCAGTCGGAGGGAAGCAGACATAACCATTGCCAGCCGCCTTCATATCCACGCCAACCCTTAGCGTTGCGGGAAATCTGATGTTATCACCAGGGTGCTTGAAGAAGATGTGCAGGCCACCTGATCTGGTGGAGTGGGTTAGGGTTTTATCCAGGTATTTCTCGTTGTCCTTCAGCCACTGCTCTAGATCAGGGTGCTTATAAAGATCAACGTCAACACACAACAGCAGCGACATCTCGCCCATTGGAACTGCTATCTCTTTGGCTCTGGGGTGGGAGAATAATCGGGTGACCTCTTCGGGATCCTGGGTGGCTATCTTATATCCACCGAATCCTTTGGCAACGCCCAGCTCTTTATTAGACCAAGCTGGCATCTTATCATTTGTGGGGAATACGGGGTATTTCTCAGCCACCCGCAGGGCCTGTTCAACTAACGCCATACTTCAACCTCCAGTTTTAAGAGGGGCGATCCTACGCCCTCTTGTATCGATCTGTCAAATATACGCCTGGAAATTAATTTTGTAAATAATAAAATAAGTGCTTGACCATCAGGCACTGAGGGATTATAACCTATGAGTAAGTTGAATTAACCCATAGGAGAAATTGATGACCGTAGAATTAAAAACCCTCAAGAAAGGCGAGTTCTTCAAGCGTAAGGCAGACGCTAAGACCGTATTCATTAAGGGTGATGCTGGGACTATGTCACCCTTCTTTGTGACGTGCAGAGTATCCGATAACATAATGAGGTTTATATACCTCAAAGGCAGCACCCCCGTTTTCACCGACTTTGAATTTTAGGAGAGATTGATGATCAGAGCGAATAAATATGTGAAGTTTGCCAGGGCGGACGTGGTGGCAGAATGCCTCAACGTCAGTGATGAGACCTACAAAGAGTTATGGAACAAATGTGTTCCTCTCTATGACGATCTCCCAAAAGGGGAATGCCCCGGAGAGATGGATTACAATCTCTTGAAGTATGGTTGGAAGCTGCTGAGTGATAGCGCCAAGACTGAAGTCAACAAAGTTATGAAGGAGTATTTCGCATGAGCTACGCACCATACCTTATGTTCGCCACTGGCGAAGAGCCCAAGACCAACGCCACCCGGTTCGCCACTGAGGATGAGGCCGAAGGAGCCGCCGCTGACAAGTTCGCGGTCTGGACGATGACCACTGGTTACTTTGTTAAAGAGACCCCTGACGATCCCGTCAACTACACCTGGGATGCCGTGAACGGATCCTTGAGTGTCAAATTGAACTAGGAGATAGATCGATGAACGTCAATGAAGCAGTCCAACGCCAGCTCGACATCACCGCTCAGATCAATGAGCTGAACCAGGAAAAGAAATTCCTGACCAACGCCATCATCACGGAGCTGGAGAACTCCGGTGACAAGTTCGCGGTTGGCACCGTGGATGACAAGGGCCTCAAGCTGGTCGAGACCGTCCGCTGGACGATGAACACCAAAGCGGCCAAGGAAGAACTTGGTGATGATTGGGTCAACGCCAACAGCAAACAAACCCTGGTGCAAAGCCTGCGCCTCAGTCGGGAGGAATAGGATGGCAATCAGAGCTATCGTCAAAGCCGCCTACAAGGTGGATGAGCTGGTCGAACAGTTCACCAACATCGATGTCCCGGACGGGTACTTGAAGTCCGGGTGCATCGAGGAGATCAACAAGAAGTACAATGATGTCTACTTGGTTGGGGAGGCTGAGAACCGCCTCCTCTTGATCGAGGACCAGCTCCGGTCCATCGGTCCTGAGTATGTCGAGGACTGGAAAGTCCTGAAGCGTGATGAGCGCCAGCTCAATAACTTTATCAAGAAATGGAGAATAGGATAATGA